TGATCAACCGCGATCTGTTCGTTGTTGTTTTCGGTGCTGAACTCTGCCTTCACCTCATAGGCTCTAGCTCGAAGCTGCGCTGACGTGAAATTCCGCCAGCTAGACCACGTTGGCGATCCAGCAGGGTCATCCTCCGTTGTCCTGACGTAAAGCTGCACCTCTGCACCAGTTGGCGCACTACCGTCAAAATCGCTGAGATCGTCAAAATCAGTCACGTCGTCAAGCCGTGCCGCAAACGGGAAAAACGACCGAGTTCGCACTGTGCTGCTCAAAGCAAAACTGAAAACGTCGCTGAACGTGATGGGATTGGCGTTGAAGAAATACGTTCCAGATGTGTGCAGGGTTGCGTCACCCTCAAGCACGAGCTGATTACTGATTGTCGTTGGTGCAGTTTCTTCCTCCAGCAGGAAGGTATCAGCACCGCCTTCAAATAGCATCTGATCGCCGTCTTCCAGCGTGACATTGCCGACAGGGTTGCGGTCACTACTGCCGTCTTCAGCAAGCAGGAAAAACCCGTCCTCAAGTTCAAAATCACCAGCAGAGCTGGTTTGGCCACCATCCTGATCGAGTAAAAGCTCTTGCAGATCGCTGTCAACTACAAGATTGGTTTTCGTGCCAGGGAAGGTCGGATCGTCTTGTTGGCTGTCAACGTTGACAAGATCATCGAGATCCGGTCGGGTGTATTCAATCAGGGCAGCGCTAATGCTTTGACGCCCACCCGAATCAACAAATTTGGCGAGGTAGGTGCCTTCAGCAAGATCAACGAACGCCTCGTTGGTGTTGCCCGGCAAATCCTGCGCAATTCGCGTGGAGTTCGCCCAAGTGACGCCACTCAGATCAGGAGAATGACGAATGCGGACGAAACCGCCAACCTTTACGTCAAGCTCAGTTGATTTTGTCCACGTCAGTTTTGCCTGCCCATTGACGGGCACCATGCTGAAATTGGTAACTGCTGCTGGGGCGGCAGTGTTGCCAGCAATCGCCTGCGTCAGCTCTGACGGTGATGACGTTCTACCCAGCGGGGAAATTGCAATGACGCGGAAGGTAAAGTCACCAACTTCGTCAGTGGTGAAGGTAATGTTGTTGTAAGCGGTGTCACCCACCACTGTGTAATTCAGGGTGTTTGCTGTCAGGTAAGAGACCCGATAGCTCGTCGCCCCATCAACATTTCGCCAAGAAAGCTCAATTTCAGTAGTAACGCGGTTGCCAGACTCAACCAGAGTTTCAGTTGCTGCTAAGCCTGTTGGTCCGGTAGGCGTTTGGTTGAGCGTGGTGATGTCACGCTGCTGCAGCGCCAAGCCTTCTTCAATAAAGGCGTACTTGCTTTCGTTGTGCTCTAACGCAGTGATTTTGTAGGTCTCGCCTTCCTCAGTAACGCTGAGGACTCGATACAACGCTGCCGAAACGGTGCTGGTCTCAACGACGTAGACCGTTTGCTCAGCAGGCGCGGAACTAAATGCAGTGCCAACGGTGATGGTTTGGGCGTCAAAATCGCCATCGCTGATGCTGCGCTGCTCAACGCGACCGTCAGGCATCACCACACTTACCGTGTCGCCCTCATCCACCGCAATGCTTTGATCAAGCGTCAGCACCGTTGTGGTTGCTGTGGAGATGCGCCCGGCCCTGCGAGTACCAGCACGCATTTGGTCCGCGATCTTGATGATCTGCCCAGGACGGACAATCGCACCATCAAGCCCGACGGTAAAAGTGCAAGTGGTTGTTTCTTCCTGCTCGGAGTAGAGAAGCCAACGACCTAGGCGGTTTGCTTGACCGCGACTTGTGCAGCCAAACGCTGCCATTCGTACTTCGACAATCCCGTATTTAGCGATTGCCGCTTCATCCGAGACGTACTCAACTTTTTGCTGGTACGCGCTGTCGGGGTCGTTCCAGGTGACAAGTGCAACGGTGTGCCGTGCTTTTAGGCTGCTGCCCTCATAGTTGAAAATGCCCTCAATGACGTTGCCGTTGTTGAACAGCGCCGCCGGATCTTTTGGTGCGTCTTGCGTAAATGCAAGCTGACCGGCGGACCAATACGCCATGCCACGAAAGCATGAGCAGAAATCCTGGACAACGTTGTAAGCCTCTTCACGGGACTGTATATAGACGTTGCAAAGGAAACGAGGTTCCGTTCCACCTGAGCCATCATTGACACTGGCGTTACAGTATTTGGAAATTTCCAGTAGTGTCCATTTATCGACTTGGCTAGCGTCAACAAACCGTCCCAATCCGTAGCGGCTAGATAACAGCAAATCCCGCAAAATCCACGCCGGATCTGCACACCAAGCCACTTGAAATTGCCCGTTCCAAACACCGGAATAGGTCAGGCTGCCGTCATCGTTGACCGTGGCATTAGTTGGGATCTGAACCTTGATCCCTTTGATGTCATAAGCACGAGTAGGGACTTGAGGGAACTGCGAAGCCTCAAACCGAATGCCAACCAGGGCCGTCAGCGGGTGCGCCAGCTTGGCGTCAATCAGTTCCGTATAACCGCCCCAAAAAATCTGACGGAAATTAGTTGTGCCGTCATGCGCCCCAGCAGTCCGCGTGATCCGAATGTTCCAAGGTGCGCTGCCGCTCAGAGTGACGTTATGGGTGCGCTCATAGGTGCTGGTGCATTTGCCACTCAGCGTATAGGTATCAATTTCGGTGTAACTGCCGCCATCAGGCTGCACTTCAATTTTGTAGCTAACGCTTGTTGCCTTTGCGCCGTTATCGACACGGTAGAGAGCAGGAAACGTTAGGCGGATATCAACCGAATCAACGTCGTCATCGGTAAGCGTGCGGACAATTGAATCGTCTACGTCATCGCCAACATCAGCATTAACTGTTACCGGAGTACGGCTAGTCGCAAAGCCAGTGAGATAAGTTTGATCTTGCGTGCCAAAACGATAGGCAAAGTTATCGAAAACAAAGTTCCTGGTGCCAGAGCTATCTTCTAACGGCGTATCGTCAAAAAAGATTGAACGCTCAGGGTCATCGGGCGTGGCAAAGCCTTCGATCTCGCCTTCGCTTAATACATCAAGCAGGCGGATGCTTGACTTACTGAACAGGGTGTTGGCGTCGTTGCTGATTGTCGGCGCTTGGACGACAACCTGCTGCGTGACGTTGTAAGTAGGTTGTGGCGCAGGTTGCGCCTGACGACCGCCGCCGGAACCAGCAATACGCTTTGTCATTAGATGTCCGCCGTACTAATGCCTGCCGATACAACTACGCTACCGACGCGCATCCGTCCGTAACACAACGGGACTGGATTGCCTTGAGCCGTAAGGTTCACTGCACCGTTGTAGATGTAGCTGGCACGGTTGTCGGCTGGGTCGTTGTTGCGCGGATCAAAGGAATCGCGGCGCGCTTGCGAACCAGTGGTAAGCCCAGGTAGATCTGCATTTTGCGGTGACAAAAGCTGACCTGTGCCATACAAAATCAAGCCAGCACCAATAGCAGAAGCGGCGGTGCCTATTGCAGTACCAATACCGGCACCCGCAGCAGCGCCACCAATGCCAAAAGTGCCAAACAAGCCAGCGCCGGGCAAAAGAAATGAAACTGCAACTAACGCGATGCCTGCCGCAATAGTTCCAAATCCGCCACCACCAGCGCCAACTAAAACAGGCGTGATACTAATCTCTTCAAACCGCCCAGTCGGATTATGCATCTCCTGTAAGGGTTCGATCACGTCTTTCCCGACCTGAACCATGTAGCCAACGCCGCGCTCGGCAGAGCTGATCAACGCCTGCTGAAATCCCTCAAAATTTGCGCACAATGCCCGGATCGCTTCAGCCGGTGTATTCAGCTCAAACTCGTGGATCCGACCAAACTGTTTGCCTAGCTCACCCCTCAGCACCACTCGCTTCATAGCCGACTCCTATGGCGCAGGATGTGGGTGGTGTTCTTCTGATAATAGCCAGACAGCACATCCCGGCTAGAGAGTCGCCGCTCCAAGTGCTGCAAAATCAGGTCGTCACCGATATAGACCGCTACATGGTTTGACACGGGTGACCTCAACTGCATCAACAAGGCGTCACCGTACTGCAGCTTTTCCTCCGGCTCCATTAGCACAAAACCTTCCTTCTCAAAATTCTCGGCAAAGGTGTTCATACCTTTGTGCCACCACTCACCATGCCGCTCATAATCACCAAGCTCTAAATCCCATTCCCGCTTGTACCAGTCACGCACTAGGGCATAGCAATCCAAAACGCCGTAGCACCACTCCCTGCCGATCAATGGCGCTTCGTAGTTATCTGGTTCGTAGCTCGCCCAAACTTTGTCGGGATAGCTGACGATATGCCAAGGCAAACCCGATGCTTCCATTGCTGCCCGATCCGCCATGCTCGCAATCGGCTTTAAATCGGGATGGCTGTGAACAACAGCGGTAATCCCGCCAGCGTCATCGGCAGCCGCATAGTCAGACGCCGCCATTACGAAATTCATTTCTTCGGTCGCTACGTTCTGACACGGCCAGTAACGCTCTTTACCTTTAACGACCACAACCAAACCGCATGATTCGCGTGGGTACTCTTTCGCTGCGTGTTCTTCTGCCGCCTGCCTAGTCTCTGCGTTCATCGAATCAAACCAGCGCTCGGGAAGCCTCCGTAAGGAAGTTGAGCATTAGCGCCAAAGCGGAGCCTGCAACCTGATAGCCGATGACTGCAAACGTCGTTATCTGCGTCGGTGACCTCATTATCGTTCACGTCGTAATAATCGGTGCCGGTGTAGCCGCAACCTTCGCCCTTATACGTCCAAGGGCAGATGTTTTGGATAATCTGACGCCGGGGCAATTTCACACCAGCAACGTCAAAACTTGCCGCTAGCTCAAAGCTGACGATCGCACGGTTTTCTGCGGTTTTACGGTCAATCGTGTAAATTTCACGCGGAAATTCCGCGAAAGGATCGGCTGAAGCGTTTGTTTCGCTGGTGAAATTCGCAGCGTCAAGATACTTTTTAAGCGTGCGGATCCTGGTCACCTTGGCGCCGACTAGATCGTTGTGTTCCAAGATCAGGGTGGTCGCCAAACTCAGCACGTTGCTGATTGACAGCGTGGGGCGTGGCAGTGTTCCGCCGCCTTCATAGTTAAAACCTGTTGCTTCAATCGGATACCGCTGATAAGTGTTGCCGTTCCAGACAATGTTGCCGCTGATCTGTTCATTTACGCCAGCGTGGAATCTGTAGACCTGATCAACACCGATGCTCGTTGCGGTGCCGTCAAGCTCAAACATTTCGATGACAGCGCTAGGTGCCAGCTTGTTTAGCTCTTCGCCAACAGCGCTGACCGCTTCCCAAACACAAGTACCGTCCTCAACTTCCGTTCCACGAACAACCGGCCACGGGTCAGGCTCGGTGGCTGCACTTGTACCAGCAGTCGTACAGCGAAAAACTAAGCCCGAAGGTTGAACGGAACTAGCGCGTCGGACATCACCAACGCTGAAAGCTGTACTAGCGGCCCAGGCGGTGAATGCCATTACGGTTCAAATACTTGCTCAAAGGTTGCTGTGATCGTATTGATGTCGGCGTATTGATGATCCCGCGACCAAGACCGACAGACAAACTTGTAAGTTTCTGAATCGTCAATGGGCGACCAGTCAAACGACTCAACGCCCGCACGAGCATCAAGGAAAGTCTCAATGTCGTCTGCAGTGCTGTTGCTAGCAGCGGACCAACGCAGCTCCCAAATTTTGGGGTTTTGGTTAATCCCAAACGTCACACGTTGTTCGTAACCATCACCAAATTTGGCAGTACGAACAGCAGGCTGTGATTTTTTCTGTGCGCCAAAATCAGGCGTGAAATTAAAGGTGGCCATTAGCTAAGCAAACCTCCTGGACGCTTCTGACGGATCAGTTCTTGACGCACTGCAGCGCCTAATGCTTCACCCAGTTTATTCGCGTTGGGTTGATCGCCCTGCACTTGAGATCCGTTTGCGTCGACGTTGACGGTAATGTTGCCAACCCCGCCGCCGTTTTTCATTTTGACGGGAATGCTGCGGCCATCAGGCAGAGGTACATAAGCTTCTGGCGTGCTGCCTTCACCAAACAAGGCCATTTGCGGGCCATAGGCAACGCCGCCACGTGCGTACTTACGAAGCGGGACTGGGCCGCTTCCAGACATCACACCACCAAGCGCTTGAGGAAACAACTTTGGGAACAGGCCTTTGCTCAGAGCCTGCATGCCAAAGTTGATGAGCATTTTGCCGATCTGCTTCAACAAATCACTCATCACTTCGCGGAATGATTTTGCCTTGTCAATAAGACTGATCAATGCGTCACCCATACCTTGCGCAAAAGTTGTCACAATATTTGCGGCTAATTGTTGGCTTTCTGATTGCGTTTTGTTGAGCTTTTTGTAGGCTTCGTCAATACGAGCTAACTGTTCTTCGGTTAACACAAATCCGTCTTTTTGCAACTGCTGTATAAACTGTTCTTTCTGTATTTGCTTGGCTTGTTTTTCATCAATAATTCCGGCTTCAATTTCAAGTTTTTGAATTAAATTCTCTTGTTGCTGGGCTATTTCGCCATTTTTGATAATTCTTGACGCCAGCCCAGAGCTAATCTGTTCGCCAATGCTTCTGGCCTTGTCGTCAAAAGCTCGTTTCAATTCAGCAAGTTTTGCCGCTTTTTCGTTGACTTTTAAATTGCTTTCTTCAATTGCAAGTTTTTTTGCGGCGTAATCAAGCTCCAGTTTTTTAAATGGTGCCATTTCCGCTGCAGCTGCTTCTCTGGCTGCTCGAAGAGCCGGAGAGATGTCTTTACGACCTTCCCCCTTTGGTGTAGTCGGCTCCGTCTTAGGAAGGCCAGTTTTTGTCTGACGCCCGCTTTCAATCGCAGCGTCTATTTTCTGAAGCGAATAATATTCATCAGTAAGTTCAGTCAAGCGCTCCCTAAATTGTTTTATTCGTGCGTCTATCCCTGAAGTATCGCCGCCCCTTGCAGCAATTTTTGCTCGTCTTTCGTCAAATGCTGTAAGCCTTTCAACTGTTACGCCAATTCGCTGAGTAAGCCTTGCCATATGGTCAGCTTTTGTCAGACCAAAGAAATTGATAAATGCTTTTGCTGCACCATTGATTGCATTGGCAATATCAGCAAAAGTTGATTGAAATGCTGCGCCAATCGGAGCCAGCAATTGTCCAACCGTGGCAGACATTTCTGATAAGGCAGTTGTCAACCTGTCACCGGCAGCCATTGGGCTATCAGCCAGCACCTTGGCCGACACGCCGTATTCGTTGAATAATTTCAGGGCAAAAGTTTGGAAATCTTGAAGACTCACTTGGCCCTTTTCAAGCGCTTTGTCTAACTGCGCTGGCGTCATGTCCAGCGATGAAGCAAACAAAGTGAAGGCACCAGGCAAACGTTCACCAATTTGCTGGCGCAATTCTTCTGCGCTTACCTTGCCCTTGCTAAAAACTTGAGATGTTGCAGTCAGGGCTGAATCAAGATCTTGCAAACTGCCACCAGTTCCGCGAATACCAGCGGCCACACCAATAAACGCGGTTTCCGCATCGGCAACATCGCCACCTGCGCCGATAACAGAAGCAGACAGCTTTGTGAATTGACGAGTGAGAATATCTTGAGGTATTGCTAAGTCTTTGCTGGTTGTGGAAATAAATTTCAGTGCACGTTGATATTCTGCAGCGTCTTTTGTAACTAATTTCAGCGCCAATCGCTGCTTAGCTAGGGCCGCAGAATACTCTGCAAGGCCACCCAACTGCTGCCTAGCACTTCCTACAGTTGCGCCAAAAGCTGCGCCAGCAGCAACTCCACCTGGGCCAAACGGAAGGCCTAATGCGCCACCAATAAATCCTTCAGGGCCGCCAAAAATACCGCCAGCTAAAACACCGCCAACACCCTTGGCAATGCCCATTGCACGGCCTTGTCCGCGCCTGCCCTGTGCTTTTGCGGCTTGACGTTCAAAACGTTGTGCTTCTGCAGTTGCTTCTTTAAATTCCCTGGTGGTTACATCAACGCTATTTGCTAGCTCACGCCAGGCACGGCTGTAATCATTCAGCGCATTAATGCTTTTGCCCTTTATCTGAGTGTCATTTTGTTTAAGTGTTGTAGCAAGCTCTTTGAATTTTTTATTTGATACAACAGAACGAGATGCAACATCGTTGAGCTTTGCACTCAGCTGAGTAAGCGCAACATCACCTTCTTTTTTGATCCTCAGCCTGATCTCAGAAGTGATGCTCATTTCCGTTCCGCGTTCAGGACTGACAGCGCTGTCGTTTCCATGACCTGTACGCCCTCAAATAAAGCGACAGGATCTTTGACTGAATACAGCTTACAGAGCCATTCAAGACTCGGGTAGTTCAATCCCGTCAGCCCAGCCATGCTTGCGTTCCACTGCGTTGACATCCTGAGAAACATCAACACCGTTTCCCAATTCTCTTCCCACACCTCACAGTCGTGCTCAACAGCCTCTAGACGGGCCGCAGCAATCTGCTCTTCGCTTGCACCAAGCGCCCTAAGATCTGCTTCTCTCTCGTCAACTACGCCGCCCTTGGCCCAGTACCTAGCGGCGTCTTTTAGTTTTTTGCTGTCACCCCAGTGACACTGTCTGCATAAGCCTGAATCAGGCCACGCAGCACATAGGGATCGTCACAAAGCTGCTTTTTGTTTTTTTCGGTAAACGGCACAGGCTTACCGGCTTCGTCATTGATACCTTCCCAGCCAAGCAAAATCTCGCCAACAAGGGCATCATCACCCTTATCGACGAGATCATTAAAAGCTGAACGGCTGATCTTCTTGAAGACTGCTTCAAACGCCTGGGTTTCAAACCGGTTGCCGTCAACAGGGACTTCAACCTTGACTTCCCACTTGTAGGAAGCAGTCTTCTTGAGGACGAATGCCACGCAGAATCAGGTGAATTGCAGGCTCAGCTCGTCATTGCCACTGGTGCTGGGCAGAGCCAGGTAGGGCATGGACAACGAGATGACACCGTTGGTATCACCGTATGATACTCCAGTAACATCAGTCTGGGCAGCCGTCAGAGTGACGATGTTGCCGCCAGTTGCACCCAGCACAAGGCTGGTGGATGCAGTGGCCACACCCACAGCGTCAGCGAAGTAATCGGTGGTGCCGATTGCAGGAGCTTCAATCACTGCGGTGCCGCCAGGAGCACGGTTGGTGATCAGCACTTCTTGGCTGGAAGCGGTTTCCTTGTAAATCAGCTCGTTGTTCAGAGCAAGATCAAACGATTCAATGCGCTGACTGGTTTCACCGAAGAAGGTGGCCGTGGTCATGTTGGTGTCGTTGACCTCAATCGCTGCAGCTTGATTGGCAACAGTAAAGGTGCCAGACAGAGCAGTCGAATCAGGAGCGTTGTAGATCCCGATCATGTTGAAGCTTGCCGTAGCAAACTGACCAGCAGTGAAATTGAAGCTGACAGAACCGCGAGCGCCAGTGATCTTGTGGCGGGTGCCGTCGTAGAAGCAGTAAATGGTCGCAGAGTCGAAGCCAGTGCTTTCGAGTTGATAGGTTGCGCTGGTGTCAGCAACAAGCACCTCGTTGAAGCCGCAAGACTTCAGCAAAGGGCCAAACGCAGGAGCGGTGCCAGCAGTGCCAGAACCAGCCAGTTCAACATCAAAGGTGACGCTGACACGCTTGTTTGCAACCAGGGTTGCGCGTGTGCTGTTGCCAATGAAACCTTGATAAGCCGCAGCCTGAACGTTGTCAGACTCGATAGGAGTCACTTCAAGATTGGTGACCTGGATCGCATCAGTACCACCAACGGGAGTTGGATCCGTCCCGTAAGTTGATTCAATCTTCGCGATCAGGAATTTCTTCCGGGTTAGTGCCATTGTCAGTGGGAGCGGGTGGTTCTGTAATCAGTGTAAGTTTCCCAGTTTTTGGGTCAAACAAGTAACTGCCGCCCGCGCCGGGATTGGGAACTTCCTTACGAATTTTAGCCATGATGTCAGTTGCTAGTTAGGTCAGTTCTGCTAGTGCGATAACGCACTAAATAGTCTTGCGTGATGACGCCCAGGGGCACATCAGCTTCATACAGACTGAACTCCGTACGGTCAGGTGTCAAGTCAAGAGCGTTTCCGTTGCAGGTTTGATCTGCCATCAGGCGAGCGTGTACTTGCTGCGTAAACGTGTCTGAACTGTCATCCGGCAACGCAGCACGAACCAGAGTTGTGACCCTCACTCGCATCGTGTGGTCAAGCTTGTCGTAAAAATTGGTGTCTACCGGCTGATCATTGACAGGCTCAATAATGATCGCGGGCACTTCACCACGAGCTAAAGGCTCAACACGGGAGCGGTAAATCGTCGCTGTGGTGATCGCGTCCAGATTGGTTT